ACTTGTTCCCAAAGTTTATCAATTACTGATTTGAATCGTTTATCCGAATTCATTGTTTCTTCAACTTCATCCATCGCTTCTTTGATGGCTGTTTTCTTCACATAATCAGTCATTACACCTTTCGGATCAATGTAATGACTAATTGTTGATTTAATCGCATTAGTATTAGCTGTTGCTAAACTTTCCAGTGAGGCTTCAAATTTCTGAGCAGCAAATTCTTGTTTTTCACGCGATAACTGATCTTCTACTGGTTTATGAGGTCCGTATTGTTCAACTTTCTTAAATTCTGAATTACCAAACATGAATTGATGAAGAATTACCGCGGCTGCTTTCAAATCATCATTTTCAGTTTTGGTTGATTCATTCACCATCCCGACTACGGTATTTTTAATGACGTTGCCGATGATATGAAAATACGCCTGCTGATCTACCTTGCCTAGCATCGGAAGGTAGTTATCAACCATTTTGTTATAAGCGCGTGGGTCCGCAGTCTTAACTCCGTTTATAACTTCAGCTAAATCACCATTTAATACTTGCTGCTCAAATCTATCAAAATTCTGTGATTTCTCAACTGCTTCTTTTGCATCTTCGATAGTTGGCAATAATTCGGCGTATTTCTTTTCACGATAGTATGCCGTTTCTAACTGAGGAAACTTCTTGAATAAATCTGGATAAGATTTTAAAATTTCTTTACGCGATACAACTTCAATTGGCTGAAGATCATCTATTTCTGGTTCTTCTTCATCTTCCTCATCTTCATTAGGATCTAATTCAATTTCTTCTTCAGTTTCTTCTTCCTCTTTTTTAGGATCTTCACTTTTTGGCTTTGGTTCAGCAAGAATATCTTCTGTTTTATCAGGTTCAGCTTTACCTAATTCATCAACCATATCACTGATTGATAATTCTCCAGCTGGTGGTGCTTCTGTATCCGGCGCAAACATTAATTGTTGAATCTTACTGAGGTCCATTAGATGCTCCCATAGGTAATTTCTGTGCCATCGGTCCTTGTGGACCCGCAGGAGGTTGCGGAATCTGTTGCGCTTTCATCGCGTCGTTATGTGCTTTAAAATGATATAACACGTTATCATAACCCGGTCGATTATCAATTTTAGTCTGCCTACCAATTGGACCAATTAACCAACGTCTACAAATATCAGCTTCTATCGCATTATTATCTACATCAGGATCAATGGGAACTGATGGACCTTCTTGTGGCTGTCCGTCTTGTCCGATACCCATAGGAATCGGACCAGATTGTAATAAAACACGAATTTCTTCATATTGTTTTTGTCTATCTTCTTCACCGGGTATTTCAAAATCACTCAGTCCAATTGCCTGTGCCAAAAAGGGAATATTTTCTGGTGAACTTAGTGCTGCCATTACTTCCTGATTACCACTCTGAAGTAACTGCATTATAACATCTTTTCGCTGACCCCATGTAGCTGGTAATTCTTCAGAAGATTCTAACTCAACTGAACCAATTTTACCATCTAATTCAGCTTTCTTGATGTAAACATTAACAAATCCACCAGTTTGGTCTTTTGTGACGTATCTTTCGTCATCCTTAATTTCTTTCATGTAGGCAGGAATTACTTTACCAAATATTTCCTTCCACCACACGTTAAACATCTTCCATGTGGTTCCTAATCTTTGTTGAGCCTGCGCGCGACTCATACTATACTGAGCCGCAGTCTTACCACTACCTGGTTGCTGACCACCAAATAAACTTGGCAAAGCTCCTGAAACTAATTGACCAGCTTCTTGAATTTGTTGACTGAATGGTAAAACTTCAGCACTTAAACTTGCGGTCTTAACAGTATAAAATCCGTCCTGAACTTGTTTACCACTACCTTGTTTCGTCGGAATAATTGAACCAGGCGAAACTTCCATTTGCTTATACGCTTCAAAATTAACTACAGCCGGATCAGCAAATGTCTGTGGTATCCCATGTTCAATTGTTTGCAAAATTAAACTCGTCAAATCATTCGTAATTTCCTGAACCGAGGTTAGCAACAAACCAAGTGGATCGAAATGAATGTAATCGGCTAATGGATTTGAAATCAGAGTCCATGCATCATCTAATGATTCATTTTCTGATTCCGCGTAGGTGTCATTCACATAAACACACCTAACTCCATCAGGAAACTTTTTGGCTAAATAATCTCTATCTTCCTTATCTGGCAAAACTTCAAACGCGCTACATCGTAACCACGCATTCCTTACTGTGCAAACATTAATTGGTTGCTCACCATAATATTGCGTTGATGTTCTGGCCCATTTACCATACATATCATCGCCAGAACCCGCAGATTCACCTGGTCCGATTAACGGTGTCCCTTGTTCGTCTCTTAAACTCTCATATCTTGCTAGCGCGTTTGAATAATGAGTTTCATACGAGAAAATCAAATAAGGACAATCTTCTTGTTTCCTCGCGTAATTTGGCACCTTGACATACAAACCACCGTAACACTCAAGACATTGACGTGACTTTGGTTTGGTGGTGCTGCCCACAAACCGAGTTACAATTATCTTCTTTTTTTGTAAAATCGGTTCAACTTCTTGTTGACATTGTGGGCAGAATTTATCTGACTGAAGCAAATCATGCAATACTATATCAGTATTATCAGGATCAAATTCATCGATTAACTGCGAAGTAACTTCGATTGGAATTACTGTGCCACAATTCGGACAAGTTTTTTCGTCTACTTCTTCTTCAGTTTCCTGAGCTTTCGGCTCGGTATATTCACCGAATTTATAATCTTCTTTGGTGTAACGATAACACGCGACCAAACCTTCGGTGCAATAAATGTAAAGTGCATGTAACCAAAGTAATGATACATTATTATGTTTTCCAACTAATTCTGCGATTTTATCTCCTGCTTTCGCGGTATCTAAATCCGATGGATTATCTGCATCATCAGGGAAGCAACGTATTGTGGGAATAGTAATAGATAACGCTGCAATGATTGATTCGAGATAAGCTCGAAAAACATTAATTGGCTTATCGTAATAGCCGCCATCGTTGTTATCAGTGAGTGTCGCATCGTCGAATATACGCCAATCGTGGGCAACTTCTGACCACCATAATCGTTGAAAACCAGACCAATAATACTTCAGTTTCTTCCATTGAAGAATCTGTCTTTCGCGTACAGCTACATCCTCTTGATTAAAATGATCAAGTACAGTTTTTAGCAAAACTTCTACGCGTTCTTCTCTCATTTTCTTCTTTTAGTTGGCAACGGATGCAATTTCGGCATATGCAATTTTGGCAAGGGTTTTAGTGACTTGAATAAAACCTTCGCACTTGGTTTAAGAGAAGATTTCATACTTGCTGCTGGTTAATATCAGCCGGCGGCATCTGAATTGGCTGTTGTCTCAAACGATTCTGGTTAAACTGAGGCGAAATACTTCTAAGCATACCACCTAATCGATTTAATCCACCACCATACATTTGAGAACCCATATTGCCTAAACCACCAGCTAATCCACTAATCATGGTTCCCATTTGACCTGATGGATTACCAAATGGTGCTGCTCCATAATTAGCCGCAACTTGTTGTTGCATACCCATTTGATTTTGCATATTTTGCATATCATCATATGGTTGTGCAGATAATTGTGGTGCAGATTGTGGTTGACCCATTTGACCACCCATTCTACCACCACCACCATATTTATTTGGTCCCATTGATGGAGCCATAGAAGTCATCAAATGATGCATCACAGAATACTGGTCCATTTTTGGAGCCTGCGCGCTTCCACTAGAACTTGCTCCACCAGTTGCGTCACCTTTAGCCATTATTTCTCCTTCATAAACTGACTACGCTTTTTTGGCGGAGTTTTCTTAACAAATTCTTCAGCTACTTCTTTTGATGGACCAATGGAAGATTTCATTCCATGCGCGATACCTGCCATAAACTTGTATTGCTTTGCTGATTTTGCTGGCATTATCTCACCTTAGTTGAATATGGCATAAGCGATTGCATTTTTTGAGTTGGACTTTGTTCACGAAAAGATGGAAGCGCAATATCCCTATGTAATGTATCAGACCAATTACCTACGTCATAGGTAGTTGGAATATCATATAATACAGGATCTGGTTGATCATTCAATCCCATGACATGACCATACTCATGTCGAATTGTATTCATTATTCTTTTAAAAGGATCTTCATCAGGATTACTTAAACTTTTACCAGAATGTAAAAGCGAAATAACTGGTTCACCGGTCATCGGATTTTTCCAAGTAGTTCCATAAGCAGTTCCATGTATAGTTGGTAAAACAGGGCGTCCTACATTTACTGCTCCAGCTCTCTTATAAGCATCAGGATTTTGCCTAGCGAATTCTTGTACTCCAAACATTCCAATAGGATCATCTTCATATTTACCCATACCAGGATTATCTATTGAAAATATTTGTGGTGATTCTTCTGGAGTAGCATATTTATTTCTATCATACTTACGTTTAATCAGAACTTCATTAAGTTTCTGAATAGCTTCGTCTCGTTCCTGTTGTGTAACCGGCCTATCAGGCACCGAGTAATTCCTCTTCTAATTTCTGAGTAGACTTAGATGACTCGTAAATTTCATTCTGCTTTTCTTTCATCGCTCTAGCTGCTAATCGATCATTTTCCTCTAACATTTGTTTCTTTACGCGCCAACTAGTTGTTAAAGGTCTAAATTCGGCTTCTTTAATTTCAGAAATAGGCTGCGGAGCAGGATGAACAATTTCCAAAATAGACTTCATTAACTGTTCATTCTGAAATCTAACTGCAGCTAGTTCTGATTTTAAAGTTTCGCAACTTTCACAAACTTTATTTTCCTGAGCTTCGGTGTAGCAATCAGCACAATGTGGGTGAAATAATCTATGCAGCCATTTCATTTTTTTTTACTACCTTCGTCTCGCGTGATGATAGCGTGGTATAGCTAATGAGGCGCGGGTTTGGTGTTCTAAAGCCTGCGCCTTACGAAATAACTGATTCCAATCCTGTGTCTCGTTAAACTGTTCAACTAATTCCTGACGAGCTTGAATCGTTTTAAATTCAGTCTCCGCCTCATCAAAAAACTTGTCAACAGTATCAACGACATAGCGAATGTTATCATAAGGATCATCTCCATCAAATTCGGCTACATCTTCTGGATTAACCTTATCATAAACACAAGATTTAATTGCTTCGGGTAATAAAGTTATTGGCTTACCTTCCGGTGACTTATCGAATATCTGTAACTTCGGTGTATTATTTTCTGTTGTTTGAGCAATAAATCGACGTTTATAAGATTGATACCCCGCGTCACCATGATTTCTTAGAATCCACATAGCTAATTCTTCGTTATATGGTTCTAATTCTTTAGTTGGTGTATAAGTTAATTCCCACCTCAAATATTCGTGTAACAAA